CTGTAAATCCTGCCATAAATTACCTCTTAGCTCATGTAGTATATATTTTTTTTGGCCTTACCATAAGTTCTTCTTCTTTGAATTAGCGATCCTTTTCCGAACTCACGATACTCTTGTTCCATTCTCATTTCTTCTAGGGCCTTATCAAAAAGATTGCTAAACAACGCAACTCTATCGTCCTCCATCAAAAAGATAGAGGCGTGTTTTAAAGCTCCATATAAATAAACGTCCGGGTGATTATTAGAAACAAAGTTTGTTGTGTTGCTATCACTCAGACTTGCCAATCTTGCGTAGTAAGTCAGCTGCAATGTGTATGATTTGTCTGGACTAGGAGCAAACTCCATAGTGTTATCAACCAAAGCAAAATAAATTGGTTGTCCTGTTTGATTATCATTTGCTGCCCTATACATATCCAGGCTTTCTATAGATTGTTGCAAGACAGGTTGAAAATTGTTTGATGCTATCTCTACGTTTATGGCCTCTAGCCAATCTGTTGGTAAAGATAAATATTGCAACTCTGCTGTGGCTGTTGCTCTTTTGACCATATCAGCAGTTCTTAACATTCTATTTAATTCTGCCTCTGTTTGATCTATAAAACCATCAAGCTCAGAAGTTAAATCACTTCTGTTCAAATAACTAGCTATTCTGGTTTTTAATTCTGAGTACGTCATATTTTGCCTTTCCAAACTCTAAACATTTTATTATCAGGATCGTTAAGCCATCTTTTCAAATGTGACTTGTCTTTTATAGATCCTTCTCTAAGCATTTTATTATATATAACCATAGGTATTTCTGCGACATGTCTGAACTCTTTTCCTGGTTCTAATTCACTATAATTTTTTACAGCGTCCAGGACGGGTTGGACATTTTGATGAGTTTGGTAAACGTACTTATCGTCCTCGGTTGCAAACTTGTTAGTTAGACCGTTTTTGACATCTATGATTGTTGTGATTGCCATTTAAAAAAAGGGGGCCGAAGCCCCCTTCCTTTTAGTTATTAACCAGCGTCTGAATCAGATACTTTGACGTCTGCCACGATACCGTGTGCAGCTTCATTTCTCATTTCTAAGCCGTACTCAACAAGGAGCATCTTAGTTTCAGCATCACCAACTGTTGCAATATCAATAGTTTCAAAATCTCTAAGATATGCTACAGCTGCGTATTCTGGGTCTAACAAGTGAACAGCTTGTTCTCTACTTCTGTTTGAAGGAACTACTTGTAGTTCACCAAAGTCACCAGAGTAGATAGAGACAGAAGCCTCGATAGTGTTAGCATCAACAAATTGTCTAGCTTGAGACCTTCCTGTGAAACCAGAGATAACTGATTTGTTGTAAGGCCCGACCATCAATATAGAAGGCTCTGCACCACTAGCGAAACATTGTTGTTGAACATCTTTAACCATAGCTTCGGTTAAATCTCTTCTAGTTCCGTTAGTTCTAGCTGCTGAGTCAGATCCGTTTGCGCCATCACTAGCTTTGTTTACGTTGGTAGCGTACCAAGTTTCCAAAGATCTAGTTTGTCTCGCAGTAGAGACGTTACCAGCATTTTTGGCAATGTTCTGAGTTAGCGCTTCTTCCATATCTCTTTTCAGAGCTTTCGCCATAATAGCTAGTTGATGCGCCATCTCAGAGTTCTTACCAGCTGTGTCGGTAGCCTCTTGAGACCCGGTTACTGTAGCGTCTCTGCTTGAGATCATTGCTACGTTGGTTGCCCTAGTTGTATTAGTAGAAGTAGATTTACTTAACTCGAATCCTTCAAGTTGACCTGTTGAAGAAGGAGTTGGTAAAACTTCTGTCTGCCAATCAAATTGGACGTTTGAAATTTGCCTTTTGCCTACAGCTGAAAGGAATGGTGTTTGAGTAGGAGAAATATTGTAAATAATATCTGCTAAATCTTCTCTGTTACCAATCGCTTCATATGTGTCAAAAGCATTTGTAATCTGCGACATTTTTACCTCGTCATTTATTTAACATTTGTTCAAAAACTTTAGCCGCATCCTGGACTTTCCCGGACTTGGCCAACCTTTGTTTTGCTTTCTTCGCTGGAGCTACCTTTTTGGTTTTAGTTACTGCGCCTGGTTTGGCAACGCGGGAAGCAGCTTTTTGTGTTGGTTTTTTCTTTGTTGCCTCAACAGTTTTGTCATACAACATAGCTTTCCTCAACCCAAGCAGCGCTCGGTAATCTATCGTAGCGTCTATCTCTTGTGCCGTAAAACCTAGTTTTTCAATCGCAAATTGACGAATCTCTAGCTTTTCTTTTTGTGCAACTTCTGGTTTTGACCACTCTGGAATTTCCTCTAAAAGTCTTTGATTGCCAAGCTCAACTAATTCTTGAATTTGTTTTACTTGTTCGGCTTGTTGTTCTTCTTGAACTCTAGCCTGTTCCTCTTCAACTTTTTTAAGTTGTTCTTTTGCAGCGTTCCATTCTTGTTGCTTCTTAACATAAGCGACAGGATCTTGCTCGTATAGTGCGTCCCAATCTGGCTCGTTTCCAAGTTGGCCCTGTATTTGGGCCTCCAATTTTGGTAACAACTGTGCGTAGATCGCATCTTTCTCCGCTAACTCTTTGTCCTTTTGTTCTACAGATTTTGCCTGTTCCGCGAGTTTCTGAGTTTTGCGCGTATAATCTTGTTGCCTAGAATATCCAGCCACTAACTCTTCTTCCGTCACCTCATATTCAACTCCATCAACTTTGACGGAGAAAATTTGAGGTTGGTTCAAATCTTCTGCTAGATCTTGTTCTTCAACTTCTTCTTCGGTTTCTTCCTCTTCCTCTGACTCCTCATCAATTTCGTCGTCAGCCTCAGGTTCTAAAACCTCTTCCTCGGTTATTTCTTCGACTTCCTGGACTTCATCTTCTGCGGTTTCTTCTATTGGCTCTTGTGGAGTCAAGAAACCCTCAAATGATGCTGTGGTCTCTTCTAAGTCATTTCTTAAAGCAGTCGGTTTCTCGATGTTGCTCATATATACCTCGTTTAGTTAGTTATTTTATATTGTCTTAAAGAACATTCCTAATTTTATTAATGTGAGTTTTGGTAAGTTTGCCCTTCTCGACAATAATTCTTAAATGTTTTTCTATCTCTGGAATCAGCTGAATAGCTTTGTGTATTGATTCTCTTTCATTGACATCTTCTAAATTAGTGCTTTGCAGCCATTTTGTTATGTATTCTTCTTTGAGTTTTTGCAAAGCATCTTGAAATACTTCGCTATCTAATATTTGTTCTGCCAGGAGCGATTTACGAGCTTCTTCTTCTGTAATCATAAAACCATTAACTTAAACACTAAGGATGCCAACAAAGAAATAATTATGCCTGCTATCCACCAAAGCCTGACTGTGTTCTGCGATATTAATTCTTCTAAGCGATCAAATCTGTCGTTTGCATTGCTCCAGCGTTCAGCACAAACAGCCTCATGCTGATCTATTTGTGCCGCGACTTCTTTTACTGTTGCCCTAGCCATTAATAACTCCAAATGGTAGGTCTTGTTTTTCCATGTGTTTCATCTGCAATGTCTAAATGTATAAATCTTCCTTGGCCTTTTTGGTTTACACCTATTCCTGTAAAACCGTGTTTAGGCGCTGTGGTGACAATTTTATACGCTTGTTCGCCATAAGACAAAATATCAACTGCTAAACCCATAGCATGTGTACCAGGCTTGCTTTTATTTATTTCGTTTGGATGTTCCGGGCATCTGTAACCAGAAGTAATTACAAAGGGAAAAGCTAATTCAGTTCGTAAACTTTGCAGCCTATCAACTAGGTTGTGACTTATTAAATTTTTGCCACAATGCCTGCAAGCAAACTCATCTAAATTAAAATTTTCCCAGGACATTAATTACCTTTGGTAACCTTTTGTATTTTTTCTACAGACCTTAAACCTGCCATGCCGAGCATTGCCATTAATATTGTAGATAACTGAGTAAAATCAAACTCAGGCAAATCAACTTGAATACCTGCTATACCTACAGCAAATTGAATCATGGGCGCAAGGATGAAGTGATAAAGCATGGCAAGACTGCACACCCAGCCGACACTCGGCCTCCACCCGGCTACAAACCAACTTTTACTAGCAGCTTCAATCTTATTGACTTCTATTTGTGCCAGGTTAGCAGTTTGTAATTGTGTCTTGAGTTCATGCTCAAGTTGCATTTTTAAGTTTTTATCTGCAACGAATTTATTGAGTACGCTGCCAGCAATGCCGACAACTGAATTGGTTATTGGATCAGCCATTAGTCTTTCCTCTTATCTTTTTGATTTGCTTTTGCTATTTTGTCTTTTTCAATTAAGTTAGGAACGCCCAGGATTGTTTTTAACAATATGTCCTGGCGTATGATTTCATTATCAACAGACCTTACTCTGTCAATAAGCTGTATAAGAATTTGTGTTTGAGAATCTAGTTTTGAATCTAATCTTTTTTCAACGGCCTGGAGAGACTCGTTTATTTTGTCATCTACCACGTCTATCTTTTGTTCCATGCCATTTACTATTTTATTTAATAACTTCCATAAGAAGAAACCTAAACCAAGAGTTGCTGCAATAGGAAAGCCAACTTCATTTATGATGGTAACAATTTCATTCATAGCCTACCAAGGCCAACTGTTACTTACCGTGTGTTCTTTGAACTGCAAAGTTAGCAGTTAAAGAAGCGCCTTTGTGTTTTACAAAACGGCCACTATGTTTCATAAGTTTTAGGCTACCATCTTTTTGTTTCATCCAATGATAGCCTCTTGGTGCTTTTACCTTCATTTTTTCTTTTTCTTTTTAGCTCTTAGCTTTTTAAAATCTGCCCCGGTAATTTTAGTTCTTGGCTTTGCTACCCTGGCTAATTTTTTTTGTTTAGGTGAATATTTTTTAAAAGGCATATTACTTTCCGTATTTTTTCATGCCTTTCTTTTTTTTCATGGCAGGTTTTTTAGCACCTTTCTTTTTCATACCGTGTTTCATTTTTTACTCCTTTTTTTGGATTTAGATGATTTTAACAAATCAGCGTCAGCCTTTCTAGCTCCGCCTTTCCCGGTGGCAAACGATCGAACACGTCCTGCGGCCCAGGCATGTTGAGAAGTCTTTGGTCTTGAACCTGACGAAAAATAAGCCGCCGCACCCCTGGAATAAACTTTTCTCAAAACTGATTTAGAAATACCGCTGGACTTGTGATATTTATTTATGACATCTTCTTTTGCGCTCATCCTTTGCTCCTTTGTTTACTAATACGTTTCATCATTGCCGGGGTAAGTTTGCCCTGGCGATAAAGTCTTGCTGTTCTTTTTATCTCTGCCTCTCTAGCTTTTGGATTCTTAGAGCCACGAACATATTTCTTTGGCACTCCGCCTTTTGTTTTGGCTACTTTTTTAAATTTTCTTTTTGCTACCATTTTACTTTATGACTCCAAAATCGAGCGCTCAACTTACTTGGGTTTGGATCTTGAGCGTTATGTCTGGCGTAATATGATTTGCGCCTGGCTTTGTCCTTTTTTGTTTTTGGATTTTTACCCGCGCCTTTTACGCCTTGTTGTCCAAACCTTATGGTTTTTATTTTATCACCTTGTTTGGCGACAACAATATGCGATTTCGTGGGATGATTTGGTGTTCTCTTAGGTTTGTTATAACCGCTAACACCGGCTCTTTTTAATCTTGGGTCTGCCATTAGTGTATCGTTTTTTCGTCAAAATAAATTACTTCGGAATCTAAATCTATGCGCTCGTCAAACAAAGTTTTCATAATCATAATCGCTTCTTTGAAAGACTTAGCTTTAAGTTCGTAGGCTGAGTAAACGTATTCACCTTCGAGTATCTCAAGATCATAATATTTATGAGCTGTTGTTTTCTGTGACATTACTAAATAATCCTTGTGCTTGTATTTTGGCCGCTTCTCTTATCATTTCGCGATCCCTTTCCATAATAGCATTGATTTCAGCAATGTTAACTTGTGTACCGTACTTTCCTTGCAATTCGAGTGCTTTTAAGCGTATTTGCGCTTCTTCAATGTCACGCTGTCTATCATCATCCATGATGATTTTCATACGATCAGTCTCGGCGTCAATAACTGCTTTCTGCGCTTGTACTTGTGCTTTTTGTGTTTCTGCCTGGGCCAACAACTCAGCCGGGTCTGGTTTAGGCGGCTGTTGTGGTTGTGCCTGTTGTGGCGGAACATTTGGAGTAATAAAGTTAGATCCATCTTTTATACCCGATAGCTCCATGTACCTGGTCAAAGTATTGGCATACTGTTGTAAATTAACTAGCGGATTGTTTGGCCCTAGTTGTTGCAAGATTTGTTCTTGTTTACCAATGAGTGTTGCCATTGTAGATAAAGTTTGTTCATCGCTGGTTTTACTAAGCGCAATGTTTACAACCATATCTTTTTCGCTGTCCCAATATCTTGGATCTACCGGGATAAACTGATTGTTCAATCTGAACATGTCCTGGCCTTCCTGGTGTTTGATTACCAGGTGATTCACCAAACCGAATAATCTTTTCATACCGCCTTCGGCAAAATGACGACATATCAGTTCTACTCTGCCTTGTGCGCCACTTACTGTCGCGTTGACTGCTGCCCTGGTAGAGCTTTGCAAAGCATCCGCGTTTAATCCAGCTGCGGCCTTAGATACTCCGGTTCTATTTTCTTTGGCTTCGTCTAAGTAATTTAGTATTGGAAAAGCCTCTTTCCCGGAGAAAGGTATGTTAAATGGTTGCACCATGCCAGGCGCTCTCATTCTTATCGGCTGACCAATATCAGTATTTAAAACATCGTCTATATTTACCTGGCCTTCAACAATACCCATTCTTGGAAAGATTGAATGACCAAGCGAATCCAGGGTGTCGCGCATGATTTGTGATTTTGCGGCCTGGATAGGTTTGACGTAATCTGTTGGACAAGAACCAATAGCCGTGTGCGGCTCTGGATCTGGACAAAACATAACAATCGGCAGTTCGTCCCATTGCTCTACATTGATAACGTGCAAGCCTTCACCAATAGTGCAAACTCTAATTCTTTCGTCGATACCATCTTCGTCTAAGTCATAAAAAACATAATGCTCAACGTAAAGTAAATCTTTGCCGCCATCGTCCTGGCGATTTGGAAAAACCATATTGTCAAATGGGTTCCTGGCTTCTTGCTCTTCGTAAGCATCAGAGTCTAAATAACTTGCGCCGGCCCCGGCATATTGCTCAACTTCTGCCTTGTCGTAACCCATAGCAACTAAATCAGAAACAGATTTCAGCATACGGTGGGCCACATAACTTGATTCCTCTAACGAGCGCGCGTGGCGAGCTATCAGAACTTCTTCTGGCGGTATGGATTCTATCGATACCTGGTTTTTTGGAATAATTCTTCTAATCGTCAAATCATAACTAACCGGAGTCTCTTGCGTTATTTCTTCCATAGTCTCCGGGTTCATAACCGTAACGCTTTGCATTTCGGCAGACTCTTCTATGATTTCAACATTCGGATCTAAAATTAAAGCCTGGTATTGTTCTGGCGTTATACCCGAATAACTGTGAGTCTTTGCGCTGGTTGTGTCATCCCAATAGGCTTTGACAAACCCGGTCTTTCTAACCAGGGCGTCTTTAAACACATCGTACAAAATAGAAAAGCCAGGGTTCTTTTCCTGGACAATATAATTTACATAATTTGTTTGTTGTTCGGCGAGCTGCACATCTTCTGGCCCGTTAGGTACAAACTCAACTATTTTCTTTGTGCCAAAAAAAGTACGCATGATAGACGGCAACATAAACAGCACCGTATCGCGCACATCGGTAGAAACATAGTATGACTGCAAAGTGCTAGTCGGTTCTGGCTCGTTACCTAAATAGTATTCTGTGGACTCGGCGCGTTCTTCACCTACTTGCTGAATAAAGTCCCTGGCGTCGTCCATTTCCGATTTTAGGACGCGGGACAAATCGCGCATACGAGTTTCTTGTTCTTTCTCTTCTAAGATTTCTTTTTCTTCTGCCATATTCTAACCAACCCGAATGATCCTTGATTTTAAAGGTTTGCGAAAATTATACCCCATAAAGCTCTGACTACCACCAAAACTTGCCGCGCTACTTGCCATTGTCAGCGCTAGGGCGTCGGCTTTGTCCGGGGATTTGATACCGCGTTTTTTCATTTCTTCTTTGGATTCAATTTTTATTTTCCCGGAGGAAGTGTATTTATAAACAGGCGATGCTAACTCGGCTACTAATTCATCGTCGTTTGGCAAACAACAATCGCGGCCGGCTAACCATTCTTTTACTTTGAACCATAACTCGGCGCGCAAGTTCAAATAGTTTTTAGAAGTCGCCGGGGCCTCGGCAACATTGATTCCGCGCGCGGGCAGATTTTGTTCTGATAATCTATCAACTACCCCAGCTCCTAGACCAATGACATCAACTAATATTTCTGAGGGCCTGTCCAGGGCGGTAGTCTCGTCGTAACGATTTTTTATGATTCCGCAGAGTTGCATTAAATCCATTGAGCCAAAAGTTTTTATTTCAAAAACAGTATTACCCTGGCGGACACATAGCGCGGAACTATCTCCGCCGTACCTGGCAACGTCCAGGCCCCATATTATTGGCTCGCTCGCCGTCAGAGAGACATCCCTATTTATTGCTGCGCGCACTAACTCCATAGGAATTACTGCATCATCGTCAGCGCGGGGAAACTCTCCCATTACCTCAACCCTGGCAACAGTAGAGTCCTCCCCGTATTGTTCAAGCATACGTTGAAATAATTCTTTATCAGTATTTTCAACTGTCCTGGAATCAATTTGCTCGTTTTTCCAAAAAGCTCTGTTGGCGTGGAAACAATCATAAAAAGGCCCGGTGTTTCTTCTTGGGTTTGAAAAACAGAACCAATAACGATCAGAGGTAGGCTCAGTAAAGAAACCTTCGGAGACGCTATAGATCTGTTGCGGAATACCTGAGGCCTCATCCATTATCAAACAAACTCCATAATTAGAGTGAATCCCGGCGAAAGCGTCTGGATTCTCTTCGCTCCATAGTTGCGCTTGCGCGTAATAGTACCCGGTGTCTATTTTTAAATCCCTAGTAAGCGCCTCTTCAAACCAGGCGTTTGGTTTTATTGCCGTAGCTGTTTTTGCAAACCAATGTGAATTTATTGCCAGGGTAAGCCATTTACCCAGCTCGGCCCAGGTTCTTGAGCGCAGCTGTTGTTCCGTGTTGGCGGTTACAATAATTGTGCATCCCAAGCGAGTTGATAGCATCCATAAAATTAGCCAGGCAACTAAAGCAGACTTTCCTATACCCCTACCTGACGCAACAGCTAAACGAAACATTTCCGGGGAGGGTAAACGCTCATTTCTTTGTATGTGCGTTGTAATTTCTTTCAAAATTTTTTCTTGCCACGCTCTTGGGCCTGAAAAGTCCTCCAGGGGGGTATCTTTTTGTCCCCAGGGAAAACAATACTTAACAAAGTTATATGGATTGTCTTTTATCATTGGCGACCAGATTTCGGTCATCAATTCTTTTTCTTGTTGCGGACTATATTTCATTTTTTCCTCGCCATCTGTTCTATGGTTTGTCTATTGTTTCTTTTTTCAAAATATACCCTGGTGCAATATCTTCTAATAATCGCAGCAACAGTCAAAACCGTAAGCTGAATAACAGAAATAAAAAGCGCGTCCGTTGTAAACATCAAAAGGATGGCTAGGGTGGCCCAGGATATTGGAAAGTTAAATGCGGCTCCTAATATTGTGTCTGTTACTGATTCTACAAATGCTTTTCTGTTAAATTTCATAAAAAAATTTAGTTATAGGGTTATTTTCATGCTACCGGCGGCCAGGAAAATAGCTGGGGGTCAAAATTTTTCATTTTTCCTCACTTTTTTTGCCCGGAAGCAACTCCTTTATAGGGAGTCGTTGCGAATCAGCATCATTTTGTACTATTTCACCATCAATCACCCTATTTTTACTAGCAAGCATGATTTCTTTTAGATTTATATTGTGATTTACCTCTTGTCTATCGCTCCAATTCTGCGGATCTCTGTTTTTTAGAAAGAAAATGGCCGAAGTTTCCTTGCCTTCCAGCGCATTTTCGTAAAGTTTTGACGAAACATCGGCGACTGCTCTTGCTCTTCCTCTTTTTAAAGCAGTATCAAATTTGTCATTATTACGTTTATTCCTTGCTATTGTTGACAATGAGCAATTTAGTAAATGTGAGATTTGTAATTCTGACAGTCCCTTTCCCGCCCATTGTTCTATCTTTTCTAACGTTTCATCGTCAAATTTAATCCTTTTTCTCCCGGCTTTAGATTTCTTTTGTTCTGTCATGTAAAAGATTATAAATGTCAAAATACATTTTATCCCGTATTTATTTTCCCTTTTTCGTAAAAATCGTACTATAATGTAATTATGTGTAGTGCAATTATGCTTTACTTAAACCAAAAGGTGAAAACATGTATGAATTAATAGTTACTCTTGAGGATCAAGGCTCTTTTCCAGCCATGAAATTTAGAAGTGAATTAGAGGCCCAGGACAAAAAATTTAGACTCCTGGAACAATATAACAGCGTCGGCATAAATGCTGACATAACCATAAGGAGAGAATCGTGACAGATAAAGATAGACAGATAAGGATGCAAGAGGCATATATAAATGAGCTTGAAACTAATAACAAGATTTTACAAGATAAAATCAAAGCTCTTAGTAAACAAGCAAATAATGAGATAGCGAAAGAAACAAAGGCTGTTAAAGCAAGTAATGACATTTCTTTTGCTGATAGATATATTTCTGACATACCATCACTCAAGGAGAAAGTTTTAGACCTCCAAGAGAAAAAGCGCGTAATCAAACCAAATCAAAAGGAGCAAGAAATTGTCCCTGTTGGCAACATCAAGATAAAAAGGATTAAGCGCAAGCCAGATGACGATAAAGAAATAAAAAAAGATATGCAAAACATAAATCCATTATTTCAATCAATGAGATTGTTTGGGCCACTTAAATATGATTCATTAGATATTTTTGGGCAGGCTTGTTCAAATCAGAATAACATATTGGCGAATTGTATGGGTAAGCCACAAAGAACCAATAAACAAGTTCTTAAACAATGCCTGGATCGTTTTCGCGACAACAA